CACCAGATATAAATGGTGGAACTTGGAATGGTACAGTAGATGGAAACTCAACCGCAGCTGGTATTACATGGGCAGATTTAGGTAGTGTAACTACAGTTGATATTAATGGTGGAACTATAGATGGTTGTACAATTACAGGAAATGTAAGTGGACAGGCAGGAACGGTAGCAACAATAGCTGGATTGGCACCGAATACCGCAACAACTCAAGCAACTCAAGCAGCAATTACTACAGCTGCTAATCTTACTACGGTTGGAGCTTTAGCCGCAGGTTCTATTGCAAGTGGATTTACTTCAATCGATTCTGATTATACAGAAGCTAAAGTTCATTCAGTAAGTGCTGGAAATGATATTGATGTAAGTGCAACTACAGGAGCTCTCACGGTTAGTTTGGAAGCCGCTTTAGATAATGTTACAACTCTCTACAATACATCGTTATATGTTGGTAGAGGTGCAGGTAATAGATTTGATTTTACAGATGATAATATGATAAATGTTACTGTTGAAGATGTAGATGATGAATTTAGATTTGCAAGTGGTGGTACATTCCACGCAGATGCAGATATAGTTGCATTCTCATCAACCATAGGTTCAGATGCAAGATTAAAAGAAAATATTAGTGATACAAAATATGGGTTAGATGATGTATTAAAACTTCGTGGTGTAGACTTTAATTGGATAGAAAAACTTGATGGGAAAAGAGATATTGGATTCATTGCACAAGAAGTTCAAGAAGTTCTACCTGAATTAGTAAAAGAGGTTGATAGTTTAAAAGAAGAGGGTGAAACACATCTAACTGTTGATTATGCAAAGGTAGTACCAGTATTGGTAGAAGCAATAAAAGAACAACAAAAACAGATAGATGAGTTAAGAAAAAGTAAAATGAATAAAAGGATTAGAGAGTAAAAAAAAATTGAGTTTTTGGGAAAAAACTTGATATTTATATATAGTTAATAAAGTTATAACATAAGGAGTTATAAAATGGCAAAATCAGATGAAATAAAATTCACAACTGAAGAGTTAAAATCCCTATCGGATTTAAGAGATACTTATGCAGCAATCCAAAACGATTTTGGAGCAGTTAAAGTACGAAAGGTTCTTTTAACTCAACAACTTGATTCACTTGTAGAAACTGAAGTACAGTTAGAAGCTAGGTATGCTGAAACACAAACTACAGAACAAGAACTTGTGAAAACATTAAATGAAAAGTATGGGCCAGGTAATCTTGACCCACAATCAGGAGTATTTACACCAGTATCTACACCAGATCCAGTAGAAACATCTACTGAAACTGATTCCAGTACCAAAAAAGATTCCTAAAATATAAAAAAAGTATCAGGTTGATCCATTTTGGGAGTTTCACTTGATATTTATTAATCGAAGTATATCGTTCCGATATATAATAATTTATAACCTTTTTAGGAGAATAAAATGGCTGAAAGAATAGTAAGTCCTGGAGTTTTTACAAGAGAAAAAGACTTATCCTTTCTTCCACAAGGTATTTCTGAAATAGGTGCTGCAATTATCGGTCCAACCGTTAAAGGCCCAGCATTTGTACCAACACAAATTTCAAGTTTTGGTGAATTTCAAAATATCTTTGGAGATGTGGATAGTCGTTTCTATGTACCAATGACTGTTCAGGAATATTTAAAAAGTGCACCTTCTGTTACGATAGTTCGTGTATTAGGATTGGGTGGTTATCAACCAAGTTCAATAAGATTAAGTGTAACACCAAGTGGTTCACAAACAGGATCAGCTGGTACAGGTGCGAAAGTTGTTGCAGTATTACACCCATCAAGAGCAAACTCTGCTTTAGATGTGGGTGCAGCTGCTGCGGTAACAGTTGATGCAGATGCAAGATGGAATGCAACTACACTAACAATTGATGGTGTTGCAAAAACAGTCTCATTTGATACTGGTTCAGATAACTATGTAACAAAAGTTTTTGGGGCAGACCCACAAACAACAAACACAAATGTATATGTGTATAAAGAATACAAGGGATTTACATCTCAACATGGATTTGATGCAAACACAAGTGCTAGTGCAGCATCAGCATCGTCAGGTGAAGATTTCACCCATGATTATGCAGTTGCAACTACACCATATCTTATATCACAATTAAGTGGTGGTGGAAGAAAGAATCTTTTCAAAGTTAATACCCGTTCACATGGTTCGAGTGTTACTAAAGATTTCAAGATTGGCATATCAGATTTAACTGCAGCAGGAGATGTTCCTGGTAGTGATTATGGTTCATTTGCACTTCATGTGTTGAAAAATAATCCAGGTGAAACTGATGATGGTACAGTACTTGAATCATTTACTAATTTAAGTTTTGATCCAGATTCTAAACAATTCGCACCAAGACAAATTGGTGATAGATATGTAACAATTGATTCAGAAGGCAAATTAACACATCATGGTGATTGGCCAAATCAATCAGTTCACATTCGTTTGAGTGATTGGGTATCAAATCTTGAAGGTATTAATGAAGCATTAATTCCACATGGATTTGCAGCAGCAACTAACCCAACTCTTGGAACTACAGCAGTACCAAGTGGTAGTTTTAAAATACAACAAACTAATTCACTTGGAGTCTTTGATCAAAATGTATATTATGGTTGGGATTTTGATGCAGATAATAACAAACAGTATTTAGCACCATCACCTGCGTCAGCTGGTAGTGGTAATAATGTAGCATTTTCACTTGAGAATATGAGTGGCCATGTATCTGCAGGTTCAATTGGTGATACACAAGAATCTCTTGCAGGTGTTGCAATTACACTTGCATTATCTGCTAAAGCACAGAGAAAATTCGTTGTTCCATTTCAAGGTGGATTTGATGGACAAGATCCTTCAGTATTGAAAGCAACAGGAACTGATATCTCTGCAACAAATACACAAGGACTTGATTGTAGTGGAGCTTCCGCAAGTGGTTCAAAAGCATATGAAAGAGCAATTAATGCTGTAAGTAATCCAGATGAATATGATATTAATTTAATGGCAACACCTGGTGTTGTTCATGAATATCACGCATCAGTTACTAAACATGCAATTAGTAAAGTTGAAGCTCGTGCAGATGCTTTTTATGTTATTGATGGTTCAAGATGGGGCCGTTCAGTAGCAAATGCAGTTAGTGATATAAAAGCACTTGATACAAATTATGCAGCAACTTACTATCCTTGGGTCAAAGTAATCGATACTTCGAATAATAAACCAACTTGGGTTCCGCCTTCAGTTGTACTACCTGGTGTAATTAGTTTTACAGACCAAGTAGCACATGAATGGTTCGCACCTGCTGGTTTAAATCGTGGTGGATTAGGAAGTGTATTAGAGGCTAAAACAAGACTAACACATACAGAAAGAGATGACTTGTATGAAGGTCGTGTTAACCCAATTGCTTCATTCCCAGGACAAGGCGTTGTAGTGTTTGGACAAAAAACATTACAGGGAAAACCATCAGCTCTTGATAGAATCAATGTACGAAGACTATTAATTAGACTTCGTAAATTCATTGCTTCATCTTCAAGATACTTGGTATTCGAACAAAACACAGCAGCAACAAGAAACAGATTCTTAGGAATAGTTAATCCATTCTTAGAATCAGTTCAAGCTAATAGTGGTTTGTCCGCATTTAAAGTAGTGATGGATGGTTCTAACAACACACCAGATGTTGTTGATAGAAACGAGTTGAGAGGACAAATCTTTATTCAACCTACGAGAACTGCAGAGTTTATCGTACTTGATTTTGTTGTTCAAGCAACTGGGGCAGCATTCCCTGAATAAGTTTAACTTATAAAAATACTGTCTTATAACGAAGAGCCCACATTCAATTTTGAGTGTGGGTTTTTCATTTCTACGAAAAAAGTCAAAAAGTCGGGACATCTCAATTTCTTTTAGGGTAAATTTTTACTCTATAGAAAAACTTCTAAAAAACTTCGAAAAAGGATATATAATTATTAGTATAGGAATTCATTTTTTTTACATTTGTGATATTTATTATCGAAGAAAAATTAACGGCAAATACTTTAGGAGAATAACATGGCCGACATACTATCAGCAGACGAAATCTTTTTTACACCGTTTGAACCGAAAACTAAAAACCGTTTCGTCATGTACATTGACGGAATACCTTCTTATTTTGTAAAGACAATGAATCGTCCACAAATTACCTTTGAAGAAGTTGAATTAAATCATATTAACATTAAAAGATATGTTAAAGGTAAAGGTACATGGGAGCCATTAGAAGTAACTCTATATGATCCAATAGTTCCAAGTGGAGCACAGGCAGTTATGGAATGGGTAAGATTACACCATGAATCCGTAACAGGTAGAGATGGATACTCAGATTTTTATAAGAAAGAAATTACATTTAATTTATTAGGTCCAGTTGGTGATAAAGTTGAAGAGTGGGTATTGAAAGGTTGTTTCATACAAACTGCTAACTTCAATGATTTAGATTTTGCTAATGGAGCAGATGTCGCTGACATATCGTTAACACTTCGTTACGATTACGCAGTACTATCGTTCTAATAGACATACGGGAAATAATATGAACTTTATAAAAGAGATGTTATCAGACGATACTAAAATCTCAAGTAAAAGGTTTATTGGTTTTGCATCATTCTTTATGTTAGTTTTGTCGTGGGGTGCAAATACATTTTTTGGTTTTGATATCAAAGAACAAATACTTGAATGTTTTATGTACATTTCAGTAGTAGGATTAGGTGTAACAGCCGCGGAGAAATTTGCAACCCCAAAATAAATTACATTTTTCTAAAATAAAACAATAGTTATTATAAATGGTTTTAAACACATTTCATAGGAGATAAAAATGGCTGAAAATCAGTACGATTTTCCGACCGAAGTTTTGGCTTTACCTTCAAAAGGTTTACTCTATCCAGAGGATAGTCCACTTCGTTCAGGAAATATCGATGTAAAATACATGACTGCAAGAGAAGAAGATATTCTAACATCAACTAATTTAATTGAAAAGGGATTAGTTATAGATAGATTATTGGAAAGTGTTATTGCAGATGACAAGGTTAAATTAGATGATTTACTAATTGGTGATAAAAATGCACTAATGGTAGGTACAAGGGTATTGGGTTATGGTAAAGATTATACTGTAGGAATAGAAGACCCTGATACTACTTTACAAGTAGAATATACATTTGATTTAACAACACTTGAACATAAGAAAGTTGATGAAAAACAACTTAAAAAGGGTGTTAATAAATTTGAATTTAAATTACCTAAATCTAAAAAGGTAATTGAATTTAAACTTTTAACTCATAAAGATGAAAGAGAAATTGATAAAGAAGTTAAGGCATATCAGAAACTTTCCCAAGCAACTGGTATTTCTAATGAATTAACCACAAGATTAAAAAAACAACTTATTTCAGTAGATGGTGAAACTGAGAGAAGGATAATTAATAATTTTGTAGATAATCAATTTTTATCACTTGATACAAGAGCATTTCGTGAATATGTTTCAAGTATTTCTCCAGATATAAATTTTGAAGTAGAATATGAAAGTCAGTTAGGAGAACTCCACACGGTTGAAATACCGATGGGAGTACGATTTTTTTGGCCTGACGCCGGCTAATAAAGCAGGAATTCACGAAGAAATATTCACATTATGTCATCATGGGAATGGTTTCACCCATAATGATGTATATCATATGCCTACTTATTTAAGACGATTCTATCTTAAACAGTTAGTTGATCTTAAAAAAGAAGAACGGGCTCAATATAACAAAGAAACTTCAAAAAATCAAGATCCACGCTTGGTCAGAAAATAATCACATTTGATATTTATTACTGAATAGTTATACACTATTTAATTCGAATTAAATTTCATAGGAGCATTGACAATGGCTAAAAGTAAGATAGACGAGGGCGTATTAGATTCCATTAGAAAGTATATAGTCGATAGATTAGATAAAAAGATGGATAAGAAAATAGAAGCACTCTTAAATTCATCCCCACGAGATAAAAAAGCTGCCGTTGAATTAGCGGCTCAACTGAAAAAAGTTGAAAAAATGTATAAAGCATTATAAGGAACTAACACATGGCACTTAGTGCAAAAGATATAAATTCTGCAGCAAAAGCACGATCAAAAGCTGCAAAAGATGAAGTAAATTCCGTAAAAAGAGTTGCACAAGAGAGAAAAAATATTCAAGAGATTGAAGCTCAAATTAGAGATATTCTCCAAAATGAAACTAAACTGGACGGAAAATTAACTAAATCTGCCAAAACTAAAATAAAGTTATTAAAAGAAGAAAAAACGGTTATTAAAGATAATTGGATGTTGTTGGGTGAGATTGAAACTTCATATGCTTCACAGATGGATACAATCAAAAAGATTACTCAAAGTTCAAGAAAAGCATTACAAATTGATGGACAACGAGCAAAATTAGAAGCTCAAGCAGCAGCAATAGCAAAATTAAGACAACAAGGTGAAGATGCAACCGCAGACATAATGCAAGACATTATGGATTCTAATTTGAGTATTATAGGACTTAAAAAGAAATCACAATTTTTATCATTCGATGAAGAAGAAATACTATCACAAATAGAAGACGCTGAAAGTGAAATTGTAAGACTAAAAGAGGAAGGTGGTGATGCAGCAAAGAAAGCTGCCGCGGCAATGGAAGAAGATTTAAAGTCTACTAAAAAATTAGTTAAGGAGGCAAAAAGTTTATCCGATGAAGTGAAGGCAACTAAAGCAGCAACAGATAAAGTAAAAGAAGCTGCTGGGGGATTGTTGGATTCTATGGAAAGTACTAAATTAGTAGTAATGGGTATGATGGATGCACTCAAAAAACATCCAATTTTAGTTATGGTAGCAGCTGCTATGGCATTGGTAAAAGTCTTTACAATGATAAATGATAAAAGAAAAGAATTACAAGAAGGAATGGGTGTAACAAGAGAGACTTCTTGGCAAATGGGTAAAGACTTGGCAATGGTTGGTGGTGAATTGGCTGCAATAGGTGCTGATGCAATCGCGATTGCAGGAGAATTAGGTGATTCATTTGGAGATTTATCTCAAATTACACCTGAACTTGTTAAAGATGTAGGTTATATGTCAAAAGGATTAAGTATTTCAACTGCAACTTCTGCCACATTGGTTAAATCATTTCAAGATGTAGCTGGTTTAACTTCGGAAGGTGCTGTAGATATGATTAAATATGGGGCAGCAATGGCAGTTGCAAATAAAGTTGCTCCTGGAAAGGTAATGGAAGATATTGCCGAGAATACTGAAGCATTTGCAGACTATGGTAAAGATGGTGGTAAGAATATAATGAAAGCAGCAGTTGCTGCAAGAAAACTTGGAATGAGTTTGAGTACTACTGCTAAAATAGCCGATTCCCTATTAGATTTTGAATCTTCCATAGAGAAAGAAATGGAAGCCTCAATGTTAATTGGTAAACAGTTAAACTTCAATAAGGCTCGTGAACTTGCACTAAGTGGTGATATTGCTGGGGCAGCCGCTGATGTTATGAAACAAGTAGGTGGACAAGCAGAATTTGAAAAGATGAATGTTATTCAAAGAAGAGCATTAGCAGATTCAATAGGAGTTAGTACTGAAGAGTTGAGTAAGATGACTTCAGGTAAAGGAATGAAATTTGATAAGATGGAAGTAGAAGAACCATCTACTGAACACTTTGATAATTTGGATGCTTCTATGAAAGCAAGTAAACTAATGATGGATAACTTACTTTCAGGTGAGAATTTATTGAAAGTTGCAATTGGAGCATTAACTATTGCAGTTATTGCTAATACTGTTGCTCAAGCTTTAGGTATATTTGGTAAAGGTGGTGGAAAGGGCCTTAAAAAATTATTAGGTATTGGTGGAAAAAGTAAAGGTCCTGGTATGATAGCCAAAGGATTGAATAAACTGAATCCTATGAATTGGGGTAAAAAGATAGGTAAGACAGGACTTGCTAAAGGAAGTTCTAAAGGATTTATATCAAAGGGATTGGGTTTTGCAAGTAAAGGAATTAAAGGAATTGGTGGTAAGGCTTTAGCTATGGGAGGTGGTTTACTTGCTGGTGGTAAAGGATTACTTTCAAAAGGTGCAGGATTTCTTGGAAAGGGGCTTGGAGCTGCTAAAGGTCTTGCGGGTAAAGTTGGTGGAAAAGTTGCTGCAAAAGGACTTGGTAAAGGACTTGGTAAATCATTATTAAAGAAAATACCTGGTATAGGTTTAATTGCTGGATTGGGATTTGCTGCTAGTAGATTAATGAAAGGTGATGGATTGGGTGCACTTGGAGAACTTGCAAGTGGGGCAGCTTCATTAATCCCTGGTATCGGAACAGCAGCTTCTGTAGCGATTGATGCCGCATTGATAGCAAAAGATATATCTAAGGCAAGTAAAGAAGCAGCTAATGTATCTGCAGAAGTTGCAGAAGATGCAAAGACTGCAATAGAAGAAGTGGGTGATAAAACTACTGATATGGTACAAAATATACCAAAAGTGGTAGAAACACCAACAGCAGTAAAACAAGAAGAAATGGTTGTTAAAGCGCAAACAGGTAAAGAAATGAGAGCTGAACTTGATAAAGAACTTAGTGATTTAAATAAAGGTCAAGTAGAAACATTGCAAAAGGCTTTAGCTTCAGGATTTTTTGAACCATTTCTTGAAAAGATGTTAACAACTTTACCACAAAAGATTTCAGAAACAATGGACCCAATAGTAAAAAATCAATTAGTACAATCTCAAGAATATTTAGAAACACTACAAAAAGTAGCAGCCAATACAGGCAAGACTACTACTGAAATAGCAAACTTAACCGTATAGGAATAATAATGGCACTTATAGATATGTTAACAGATATTACAAGTTTCAACTACGAAAAAGTAGGACAGAAACAAGGTGAATATTTTGGTGAGGATAAGGCTACTGGGTTTACACCCAACCGTGCGGTAGGTGATGCAACTGAATATCAATCTTCTGTTTTTCCACCATTAGGAACTACAAATTTTATAAGTCCTGAGAATCCATTAGAAAACTTAGAAAGTATTCATATAATGAATCCTAATGGAACAGATTATTTTCAACCTGATTACAATCCACTATCAGCTGCAGAAAGTATTCATATATATAATCCTGATGGAACGAATTATTTTACACCAGATTATAATCCGTTATTAGATACCAATTTTGAATATCCAATAAATACAAACTATTTTACACCAAATTATAATCCATTAGAAGGTGAAAGTATTTTTGAAAGTTCATTCGTAGATTATTTTGATAACACACATCAAACAGGATTTAGTACACCAGAATTTAAGGTAAGTAATTTTGTAAACCAAGATGGTTTTTCACCAACGGCGGTAAACTATTTTGATGA